ATATCTAAAGCTAGTCCAATCTTCCAACCATTGCCTTCACTTACAACACCAGAACTTTCTAATGCTTGACCTGTTGCACTAGATCCACCTGCAAGGAATGTAGGTACTTTTCTAAAACCAGTAAATAATGCTCCACCAGTTCCCATTTCAACACCTTTTTCAACTACTTTAGATAAACCACTTAAATCAGCATCTAAAACAGAAGGTAAATCAGCAATATTATCACCTGCTTTATAGTTTCTCATGTCTTTAAAAAAAGGAGCATTAATATTTTTTGCACCTTCTATTGCTTCTTGGTAGCTAGGTAGTCCAGGTATATCAGTTCGTTGGTATTGATAGTCTGGTGAATATTGACCAATAAATAAATTACCAAGTCTTAAACCTTTTTCACCTTCCATCTTTGGAGTACCGTAAGAAATCGTGCCGACATTTTTTCCAATAAATTGATCAAGTAAACCACCAAGATTGTAAGCTTCTTCAGGTAAAGAAACAAAACCTGCACCTGCTTGTATTAAACCTTTATTAATAGCTGTATTTAATTCACTCATTATTGTTTCCTTGCAATTGTTCTAATTTCATATCTTTCGTTGCCATCATTATCCTCTAATGTAACCATAATTTTTGGAGCATAGACAACTTCTTGACCAGGTATTTCAACTTCTTCATATCCAACTAATTGATAAGTTTGTATTTGATTTGCTTGATCACCATAATAATTTTGAATCATATTTTTCATTATATTCAAATCATTTTCATTGCTGTAGTCATACAATAAATTTTCTTTTCCAAAATTATCATACGCAGATGTCATAAGATTATCTTCAATAGCTTTATTGAAATCACCCATGATAGAATTTTCTTCTTCTGAAATTCTAATTAATTCTTCTTGCCAACCAATATCTAAAGAAATAGCATCTAAATCTTTGTTTTCTTTTCTCCAGGCAATTCTTTTTTTATCTAATTCTATATGCCAATCGTTTACAGCTTTTGCTAATTTTAATTGTAAAATGTTACCTGCTTTTGATCGTGATAGACCAGGAGAAATCATTTCGAAGTATGCCATTTCTTTATTTGAAATTGCACCTTTGGTTTTTGATATTTGTTGCATGACAAAATCACCTGCAAGAGTAAAGAAAACTTCTGCATCGGATATATCTTCTGTATTTAATCCAAGTTGTTTTGCAAATTGTTTTAATTGTAAACTTGTTTGTGCAAGTGTACCAAACTCTTTATCATCCATTTGATTTATAAGTCTTAACATTGCATCAATGTTTACATTTTGATCAATAGCAGTATTTCTATTTTTTCTTAATTCTTCAGTAGAATCAGTATAATTCTTTGCAGCTATTTTATTTAATTCAATATCACCTGCATCTTGACCTTTATCTTCAATTGTTACTTTTGTTGAATCTGTTTTACTTAAATAATTAGATAATGCTTCTGCAAATGCTTTGTCATATTCTGGTGTACCAGGTTTAAGATTTCTTGCTTCCAACATTGCTCTAATGTTTTGTTGCAATGCAGGAACATTTACATTTTGTAATTGTGCGTAACCTAAAGCTCTATCTAATATATCTCGTTCTTTTTGATAGTTAAATTTTTCTCTATCAAGTTGTGCTTTGTCAAAAGCTGCTTGTGATTCTTGACCACCTTGCATAGCCATACCAAGTGCTTCACCAAAACTTATAGGTCGTGGACTATAACCACTAGCTTTTAAAAGACCTTGAGCAAATCCAGTACCAAAAGGTGATTGTGCAAAATTTAATAAACCTTGTCGAAGTCCAACTTTCTTTCCTGGTGTTTCTGGTTTTGATATTCTTGTACCAACTTGATCAATTAAACCAGATGCTCTTAAATAATTTTCTTCTGTATTATCAATAACATTTTGTGCTTTTGATTTACTACCAATATTCATATAATTTGGTAATGATCCGTAAGTAGCACTATAAACACTTGGATTAATTCCGTAATCTAATGCACTAAAATTTCTTTTTCCTGAAGTTCTGTTTGGACTTTTAGGATTTTGGATTGAAAAATCACCTAAAGATCCTGGATTCCTTGTTGGAGTTTTACCACCTGGATAAAGTGTACTATCAAAACCATACAATTCTTCTTGATATGGCGATCTTCCACCATAAAAAGTTGTACCTCTTTCTTTCATGACTCTATCAATAATTGACATTAATAAAATCCTCCAAGAATACCGCCTATACCTGCACCTAATCCTGGAGATATACCTGGTATCATGCCACCAAGTTTAGCACCTGTCATTGCACCACTTAATAATCCTGCACCAGTATTTCTAAATTGAGGTACAGTTTCAAATTTTGTTTGTGGTACAGACGCACCAAGAGTTGCCAGGTACTCTCTTAATTTCATAAATGGTCTTTGTTGTTCGAAATCAAAACGAGCCATAGCATCTTGCAGCTCTGCCATTTTCATTCCTTCTCTTGCTTGTCCAACTTCACCAAGTCTTGCAATATCACTATAATCAGCTTCACCAAGTCCAGGAGCAAGTTGCATAGCATCAAACTGTCTTTGTCTTTCTGCTGCAAAGTTATCAGCAAATAATCTATTTTGTGAATCTGCTAATTCTCGTGCAAGTATTTCTTGATTTGCACCAGATCCTAATCTTCCTGCTCTTGTAAATTGTGATTGTACTTTACTTGTTACATTATCAGCTACCTGATCTGCAACACTTTGTAAAAATGGATTAGAAGTAGGTGATAGATAATCACCTTGTAATATTTTATTTACTTCACTTTGTGCTGATCCAAGTAATGGATTACCTTGTATTGCTCTTGCTTGTGCAAGTTGCAAAGCAGTTTCCGATGCAGGATCAAATCCTATATACGTTGCTTTTGGAAAAAACTGTGGAGTTTGTGATTCAAATAAATCCTGACCATAATCTATTGCTTGTTGAAAATATGGTCTAATAAATTCACTTGGCTCTTGCGAAGTTGTTGTTGTTACATTTGTTGGGTTACTACCTTTACTCATAAATCTTTCCTAATAATAAAAACTGGTTGATTATAACCATGTAGTTTTCTAATCCATCCTTTGCGACCTGCTACTTCAATAGCATCACAGCCATTGCGTTTTGCAAAATCTTCTATTTTCGTTTGTATGTCGGTCAACCAATGACCTAGATTTTTTCCTCCTGCGAGAAAGTATCGTAATATTTTTTTTTGCGGATACTCTGCCATTTCTGTAATGACCGCACATTCCACACCGCCTTGCCAACTTATCCAAAGTTGAAAGAAATCTTTTTGTATACCTTTATAAATATCTTCGAGATTGTAAGTATCATCCAAAGCTTTTTCTAAAAATGGTTTACAATCTTTCCAAACAAAATCTATGTCTTGCTTTGGTACTTTAACAATCATCCAATAATAATGTACGCAAAGTTTTGATCATTATTACTTGAACTTGCGTGTGTTAATGTAGCCGATCCACTTGCTCTTGCAGAAACAAATAAATTATTTTCTGCTGTCTTACCGTTTGCTGTAATTGGCATAAACACAATAACACTATCACCACCAATCCTGGCATCTGTTAATGTTGTCGATGTTGCACTAGCAGTAAGTGTAATTGTTCCTGTACTGTTTAGTTTGCCATCCATTACGTTATTTAATGTAGAACTAACTAATCGTAAATGCTGCGAGTTGTCTGGCATTGACAATGGCACATTCAAAAACTGATTGGACATTATCGTTTACCTTCAGGTCTAGCTTCTATGTCAACTCCGAGCATATTTGTAAAGTTACCATTCACACTTACACGAAGTCTGTGGTAACGATCCGTTGTACGAAGTGGACAATTACCAGAAGTATTTTGTGTTACGGCTGTTCCTGTACTTGTAGCATTTGCTTGTGATGGTCTATGGATTGGAGTTACCGTTATCGTTGTATCTTCTCCATTTGCATCAACAATTGGTATTGCATTAACTAATGTACTTCTTCTGCCGTCAACACCTTCAAACTCTGTTGTATCAACAGTAGCCGAAAGTGAAGCTCCTAAAAATTTACCAAACTTTTTTTCTGAATTAAAACCTGCAAGACCAATAACTCCTTCATCATAAAAGAATGAGTCTAATGATCGTGGTAATCCGTCTAGTGTACCAAGAACATCTAAACTTTCTAAAGTGTTAAATGCTTCTTGTGATGCACTTTGCACAAATGTTAAATCCTGACCTGATCCTGTTGACCAACGATCAGTAGAATAATTATAAATTAACAATTTGTTATTGATAAAATCTGTACCAGTTGCACCATCACCACGATATGACCAAACAACAATACTATTGTTAGGATCTATCGCTGACGTTACACCTTCAAGATTAGATGTAATGTCATTGAAAAAGAATTCATCAACTTTACCGTTACCAATCGGTGTAAGCTGCTGACCACCTGTTAGTTTATAAAAACCATCTTGTGCCAAGAAGAATATTTGATTACCAAATGATGCAACAGATCGTGGAGCAAAAGCACCAACATTGTCTGCAATCTTATTAAAGGTAAAAATTAATGGTGTACCAACATAGTCAGCTCTATAAATAGCTCTTTCCATGAAGATAATACCAAAACTTTCTCCACCAACCATTGCTTGAACTGATCCATGTGTTCCAACTATATCTTGGAAACCAGATTGCGTTGCTTGGCTAGGAGTCCAGGTTGAACTGTCATTTAGTCCAGACCACTTAACTCGTTGGTTGTAAACAACACTTGATTCA